TGTACGAGCAGGGGCTCGGCGTGGAGTTCGACGAGGTCGCGTTCATGGACCTGTGCGGCGCATCGTGACCCGCTTCGACGCCATCCGCCGCCAGCTCAGCGACATCGAAAAGAACCACGAGCGGGCACTGGCCAAGCGCGAGATGCAGATTAACCTGCTGTGCGGCTACCGCGACCAGCTTGAGGACAAGGTCGACATCGCCACCCGGATGATTGCAAGGTCCAAGAGCTGCAGCCCGGACGATGCCGCGAAGCTGATTGACAATGTCTACGATGATCAGCAGGTGGCGCGGAAGGTGGCGGTGACGTGAACTTTTCCGCCTACTGCCAGCTCGACGCCGTGAACGCCAGCAGCCTGAAGGCGGCCGCGGTCTCGCCACTGCACTACCACTACGGCCTGACCCACGAACGGCCCGATACGGCCGCCATGGCGAAGGGCCGGGCCATCCACTGCGCGACGCTGGAGCCCGACGAGTTCCCGAGACGATACACGGTCTGGAATGGCGCCCGGCGCGGGAAGGACTGGCTGGCGTTCGAGGAGGGCGCAACCGATGCCGGGCTGGAGATCCTGACGCTGGCCGAGTACGACGACGTGCTCGCCACCCGCGACGCCGTGCGGGCGCATCCTGACGCCGCTCGCTACCTCGCGGCCGGTCACGCCGAGCAGACGATCACATGGGTCGACCGCGACACGGACCTACCCTGTAAGGCCCGGATTGACTTCATCACGCCCGGCGCCGGCGGCGTCGTTGTCGACCTCAAGACCAGCCGCGACATCGGCGACCGCTCATTCGGCAAGACGACGCACGACCTCCTGTACCACATGAGCGCCGCGCACTACATCGCGGGCATGCGGGCGATCACCGGCGAAGACTGGCGGTTCGTCTTCATCGCAGTCGAGTCGAACCCACCGCATGACGTTCGCGTGGGGCCGCTGAGTGAAGACGCCATCTACTGCGGCGAGCAGGAGGCTGCCCGGCTGCTACGCCTGGTCGCCGACTGCACCGCTTCCGGCGAATGGCCGGGAGCGTTCCCGGACGAAGACACATTCGATCTTCCGGCTTGGTACTACGCCGAGGAGGAACGGAAATTGGAAGGACTGGCATGAGTGACGACAAGAGGCACTATCGCACGTACTTCTCTTCCAACAGCCTGCGCGGCGTTGACCTGCCGACCACCGGCAAGACGTTCCGTATCACGGCCGAAGAGACGGGGTTGACCGAAGACGAGAAGACGCACTGCATTCTGACCATCCGCGACGCAGAGACGACGGGCGTCAAGTGGGTCACGAACGTGACCAACTGCGAGTTCATGACGCACATCTTCGGCTCACCGTTCCCCGTCGATTGGGTGGGCCACCTCGTCACCATCAAGAACGACCCGACAGTCAAGATCGGCAAGCGGACTGTGGGCGGAATCCGCGTCATGGGTTCGCCGGAGATGGCGGAGCCGATGCGCTTCGAGTTCCAAGAGAACTCGCGGAAGAAGCCGCGTCAGGTCACCCTTGTCCCCACCGGCACCGCCAAGCAGCCCGCCAACGTCGACCCCGTCACCGGAGAGGTGGGCGACGACGGCGAATCGGAAGAGGCCGGAGGGAGCACACAGAGGCCCCTAGACGGCGTCGCCACGAGTGAGGGCGGTACCGACCCCGATGAGGGCTTCGGCTTCGATACGGGGCCGGAGGCGTGACCGCCCGAGCCCTGCTCCGCGAGGCCGTCGCGGGCGCGGCCCCCGGCGGTCCGGGCGTCGTCGTCCAGATCGACCACTGGGCGATGCTGCCAGCGACCATGACCATCGAGCAAACCGCGGTCGAGCTGTCCTGCGGAGTCGGCCGGGTCAAGGGGCTCATCAAGGCCGGGAAACTGCGGCGGATCGTGGACGTGCCGGGGTTCCTGGTGGCAACTTCCAGCGTCAGACAGCTGGTAGAAGGATGACCCCCGACTACGACAGCGACTTCACCACCACAGACCGCATGCTCGACTTCGACCTCGACCACATGCTGTACCAGGCGGACAGGCCGAGGCAGTACGCCGCCGGCCGCCGCTGCTGCCATGACGGATGCAAGACGATCCTGAGCCGGTACAACAGCGGCGAGACCTGCGAACTGCACGAGCCGGAGCCGGACTTCACGGTCTACCTCGGGATGCAGTTCCACGTCTGCGACACGTGCGGCCGCCTGGACTTCGAGAAGGCGTTCCGGCGGCTGACGCATGACGAGCGTGCCACCACATGCCTCAAGTGCGAGGCCAAGGACCGCGCCGCCAAGATGAAGACGGCAAGGGCGAAGGAGACTGCCGGGGCGGTGCGCGGCTGCCTTCGGATGGTCCCGTGCAACAAGTGCCATGCACTCAGGCCCGCGGACAGCAAGCACTTCACCATCCGTCTCGGCGGCGTGCGCAACTCGACCTGCCGCGTCTGCGAGCGGAAGAAGCGCAACGACCGCTACCACATCAAAACCTACGGGATGACCCGCGCTGAATACAAAGCTAGGGGGAACTCGTGAGCGCGTCCGCCACCCTCCGCGCCACCATCGTTGCCGCACTCTCGACCCGTCCCTGCACCACATTCGCGCTGGCCGAGCTGGCCGGCATGGAGTGGGACGGTTACGGGTCGACGCGTCGCCGGATACAGAAGTCGATCAAGCAACTTTGCGCGGACGGGTTTCGCATTATGAACCTGTACCAGCCGGGGTCGCACCACGGAGGCATGTACGTGATGACCACCATGCTGCCGTGTCCGTGCCTGCTGGAGTTCGACCTGGACTTCAGGGTCCATCCGCAAGTGATTCTGCCACCGATGCGCTGCGGCACGCCGGGTTGCATCACATTCCTGGCCCGCGACCACATCCTGCAGGGGGAGTTCCACTGCTCGCCGTGCCTGAGGCGGCGGGGGAATGCGGACTGCCTCGAGATACTGGGGGAGTTCGGGCAGATGGAGATGACGGTGTGAGCGCCGTCGTCCACGTCGGCAACGTGCTCGACATCCTGCCGACGCTCGAAGCCGGGTCCGTCAACTGCGTCGTGACGAGTCCACCGTATTGGGGGCTACGCGACTACGGTGTGGACGGGCAACTCGGCCTCGAACCCACACCCGATCTCTACGTCGCCAACATGGTCGCCGTGTTCAGAGAAGTGCGCCGCGTGCTGTGCGACGACGGGACGCTGTGGCTGAATCTGGGGGACTCGTATGTGAGCACGTCGGCGGGATACGCCGCGCCACCTGGCGTGAACGCGCTCGTGACGAAGGACCACCAACGGCGTAGTCCGCAACCGCCCGGCCTCAAGCCCAAAGACCTAGTCGGCATCCCCTGGCGCGTCGCCTTCGCGTTGCAGGCCGACGGCTGGTACCTGCGCAGCGACATTATCTGGAGCAAGCCGAACCCGATGCCGGAGTCCGTCACGGACCGGCCCACGAAGGCGCACGAGTACGTGTTCCTGCTCACGAAGTCGGCGCGGTACTGGTACGACGCGGAGGCGGTGGCGGAGACATCCAGCGGGTTGACCGGCGGCGGATGGTCGCGGGACTACGCCGGGGCACAGCCATCACACGGAGCCATGACGCTTGACCGACCGTCCGACAACGGCACCCGCAACCGCCGCACCGTCTGGACCATCGCCACGCAGCCCTTCAAAGAGGCACATTTCGCGACAATGCCCGAAAAGCTGGTCGAGCCGTGCGTGATGGCGGGGTGCCCGGCGCAGGTGTGTAGCGAGTGCGGGGCTCCGTGGGTGCGGGTGGTGAAAGTGGGGGGATTGGTCAGTAGCGATGGCCGTGAGGGCTCATGTGGACTGCATAGTGGAACCAAAGGCTCGTCGGTTTCACACAAGTCGCACGCGATGGCCAACACCGGCGAGGCGGCCAGCTATTACGCCATGGCCCGTCGCGTCAAGTCGACGCTCGGCTGGCAACCCACATGCGCCTGCACCGCGGACACAACCCCCGGCACCGTCCTCGACCCCTTCACCGGCAGCGGCACCACGGGCGCAGTCGCCTGTCGCCTCGGCCGCAACTTCGTGGGTATCGAACTGAGCCCGGAGTACGCCGAGATGGCCGAGCGGCGGATCGCACCGCACCGGGACCAGATGCAGTTGGCGGTGACGACGTGATCACCTCCGTCCCCACCGCTGCCCGCCATGATGGAACAGACCAAAGGGAAGGACCATGACCCAGACCTGCAAGAACTGCTACGACGATACCTGCCGTGACCTCGGATTGGACAAGCGAGCCTGCGAACACCACGTCAGGTTCAGCGACCTTGACCCTCAACCTGTAGTCACTAACCCCCAAGAACTGAGAGTTGATTGCCCATTCCACAACCAGTGCGGCGAGATCGTCACCCGCCTGCGTCGCCTCGAGCGGGCGCTGTGCGACATTGGGCGAGCGGCAAAGGGAGAGTTGCTGTGAGCGCCGATGCCTTCTACGTCTACATAGCAGGCCCAATGTCCGGCTACCCTTCTGAGTACCTGGCCAACTGCGCCCGCATGAGCGCCGTCTCGCGCCAGTTCATGGACCTGGGCATGTGCCCGATCAATGCGGCCGGCGACATGCTCGAAGGACTCGCTAGCCCTGTTCCACTCACCGACGAAGTCTTCAAGCGGCGGAGCATGGACCTGCTGCGGCTCCTGGCCTTGCAAGACGCCGCCGTCTTCGTCATCGCCACACTGCATCGGAACGGGAGCGTCTCCGGCGGCGTACTGGCGGAGTGCGCGGAGGCGGACAAGCTCGGCATCCCGGTCGTGCATAGCCTCGGGGAGTTGCTGACGCTGAGGGGGGGTGCTGATGGCGTGGCTTGAGAGTCACCAAAGCCTACGCGACCACCCGAAGAAAGACCGGCTCGCCGAGCTACTGTTCAACGGCACCGTGCCGAACGACGTGAGCGACTACGCCGCCGCCGGCCTTCTGCACTACCTCTGGTACTGGGCTCTCGACTACGCGCACGACGGCGACCTGTCGAAGTTCTCGGACAGCGTGGTGGCGAAGGGTTGCCGGTGGAATGGCGACTCGCTGCTCCTGGTGAATGCGCTGATCGAGGCGGGGTTCGTGAACAAAGACCACAGCCTTCACGACTGGGATGAGTACGCCGGGAGGCTGCTGGCGACTCGGGAACGGGACCGTGCGCGGAAGAAGGATTGGCGCGTCCACGTCGCGTCCACGTCACCTGACGCGGACGCTCCGCGTGACGGCCGACGTACAGACCTACAGACAGACAAACAAGAGAAGAGACGGATTTCCAATCCATCAAAGGTCAAGGGCTTGTCCGCGAGCATTCCGATGCCTGCCGGGTTCTGTCCTGACGACGGGGCCACGATTCAAGCAGACGGTCATTGTCCGATATGCAACCACAGAGAGGTGGCCCCATGAGCTTCCGCCTAGACCTGCACCGCTACGGCGGACAAATCGTATTCGACATCGGCGGCCGCTTCTGGATGCTGTTCCTGTGGCCCGGAATCCCGCGCCTGCACTACCAGAGCCGCCGGTCGGATCGTCGCTGGGTATTCCCCCATTACCCGAAACTGAAGGAGCCGTTCTGATCACCGCGACCATCAACGACCTCGCAACCGGCGCCTGGTCCGTCCGTGTCGGCGAAGCGCTCGAGTACGTCCGCCCGGGCCTCAACCGCTATCACGCCATAGTGCGGCGACCGGGAGAGAGGCGGATATTCGGCCTGCCGACCCGCTGGCTCGACATGCCACAACCGGAACCGAAATGCTGCCCGACGTGCGGGCGCGAACTGGAGGAGTCATGAGCGGACCATGCACCGACTGCGGCGGACCCGATTACCAGACATTGGAGGCTCGCATCGCCGAGCTGGAGGCGGAGCTGGCCGAGGCAAAGTGGACCATCGACGAAATGTCCGACCACCTAGACCCCGCCATCAAGGATATCGACAAGTTCTGGAAGGATCTTGGCAACCGCTGGGTCGAGAGGAGCACGCCGTGACCGCCGTCACCGCGACCCAGGCCGCCGCGCTCATTCGCAAGTCGAAGCGGACGGCCCTGGAGGATCGCCTGTTAGCAGACCTTGCTAAACTCGGCCTGCCGGTGCCGGAGCGTGAGTACCGATTCCACCCGGTTCGCAAGTGGAGGTTCGACCTGGCCTACCCCAGCCGATTCATCGCCATCGAATGCGACGGCGGCACATGGAGCGGCGGCCGGCATGTGCGCGGCGCCGGCTACCAGCGCGACGCCGAGAAGTTCAACGCGGCCTCGCGCCTGGGCTGGTGCGTGTTCCACTACACTGGCGCCATGATTCGCTCGGGGTATGCGGCGCGGGAGATCGCGGCGGCGCTGGGGGTGGAGGCGTGAGTCTCATCGTTGACACCCTGGAGTGCGTCATTGACCGCGTAGCCGTCGCCATCGAGCGCATCCAGACGTTCGAGCCGGAAGACGGGTACTACGTCGCGTTCTCGGGCGGCAAGGATTCCCAAGTCATCCTCGACCTCGTGGAGCGGTCCGGCGTCAAGTTCGACGCCCACATGAATCTGACCACCGTTGACCCGCCGGAACTGCTGCGCTTCGTGCGCGAGCACTATGCCGACCGCGTGACCCTGGAGCGGCCCGACACGTCGATGTACAAGCTCATCGTCAAGAAGCACTTTCCGCCGACCATCCGCGCCCGCTACTGCTGCGAATCTTTGAAAGAACGCGGCGGCGGCGGACGCCGCGTCATCACTGGAATCAGATGGTCGGAGAGTTCGCGGCGCAGCAAGCGGCGCATGACGGAGAGTTGTTTCAAGGACGCAACGAAGCTCTATGTGAATCCGATCATCGACTGGTTGGATGAAGACGTGTGGGCATATCTCGACGAACGGGGCCTGCCGCATTGTTCCCTGTACGACGAGGGCCGGCTGCGAATCGGCTGCGTGATGTGCCCGATGAGCCGCGCCCACATGACAGAGGAGGCAGAACGTTGGCCGAAGATCGCGGCCATGTACCGTCGCGCCTGCCGCAAGTCATTCGACAACTACTTCGTCACGAGGGGAAACGTCCAGTGGAAGAGCGGCGACGAGATGTACGAGTGGTGGTTGAGCGGGGCGAAGGCGACGTGCGACGACCCGCAGCTCTTCCCGATGGACAATTGACCGTGTACACGATGAACGGCGACCCCTGCGAGTACCGGCGGTCAAGTGCCCGGTGCCGCAAGCCGAGCGGGGAGTGGAGGAAATGAAGCCGTGACACACTTTGTGACACACTTAACCGAGCCTAGCGGTTTCGCCAGTCTCAAAATCTTGTGCGTGGCAAAACGCTCAGCGTACCTGGGAGCACCGTTTACGCCTGCTCGACAAGCAGGAGGTCGTTGGTTCAATTCCAACGTCGCCCACCACCGAAACCCCTGCAAATCCTCGTACTTCGCGACGCGCGAAAATGGTCCCCGAAACCGCGTGACACACCGAATGACACAATGTGCTAGAATGGAGGCATGATGACGTGGCATGAGTTCAAGTCGAAGGTAGACATCGCAATCCTCGACGCCGGGAAGACGGAGGACATCGAGATCGAGTACATCGACACCGGGGAATTCCCCACCCGTGTGGACATCTTCGTGCGTCCGTTCGCGGTCGGCGTCTTTCCGCCCGAGAAGTGGAAGACGACGCTGGCGGTGCAGGGATGACTGACGATCCGAGAGACATCCTCAAGGCGGCGGGCGTGGAGTGCGCAGAGGTGGAGGCATGGGCGGAACAGGTCTTCACCGGCGAGTTCTCGGAGATGAAGACAGCCTCTGAAGCGCTGAGTATCATCGGCCCGCTCAGAGAGGTTGTTGTTACAAGCAACGCCGCCATCCTCGCCGTCGCCCGGCTGGTGGCGGAGCAGACCAAGGAACTGAAGAAGCAGGAGACGTTCATCGCACTTCTGAAGGGGATGGTCGAGCAACTGGAGGACGACGAGGTTGAGGGCGGGTATGACCTCGACGACCTTCTCAGGCGGGTGGACGAGGCTCGCAATGCCTGACCTGACGCTTGAGCAGCAAGCCCTCATCATCCGACGCGTCTCTGAGAGGCTCGTTCGTCTCGGTTATCTGGAACCCGGGGCGAGCGCCAAGGACTGCGTTTACATGGCGAACACGACGCTCGGCAAGGTGACGGAGCTTGGGCTGCGACTCGAAGATCTCCGCGATGAGGTCTACAAGACGTGGCCGATTTGCCTTCTACTGCGTTTCGTCGATTGGTGCCCCGGCATCCAGCGCCGACCATGGGCGCGTGACTTGTGATGCAGTAGTGAGCGTCCACCGCCTAGCCCCAGACCTCTACCGCGTCCGTCTGCGCGCCAACCCGCGCCCCGACGGCAAGCGCCCGGCCATCTCGAGGACCGTCCACGGGAGCCTGACCGACGCGAAGAGGGTCGAGCGCGGCCTGCTGAAGAAGCGGGACAAGGGCAAGTTATCCGGGAAATCCGGACAACTCGGTCCGTACATCGACCACTGGTACGCCGAATCCCTGCGGCACGGCTCGCCGGCGACCCATGAGCTCAACGCATACCTGCTGGACACGCACATCACGCCCCAGCTCGGGAACTTGTCGCTCACAGCCATCACGCCCATGATCGTCAGGACGTTTTGCGGGGAACTCCTTGTCGACAAGTTGTCGGGCACCACCGCCCACAAAGTGTATAGCCTGCTGTCCACCATCCTCGACCAGGCCATGACGGACGGCCTAGTATTCCGTAACCCTTGCTCTTCGCTGAAGAAGCGGGACAAGCCGCATGTCGACACGCGGGAGAAGCGGGCACTGAGCGCCGACGATGCTCAGGCGCTGCTGCTGCATCTGGCGACCACTGATTGCGGCCACATGACTATCGAGCGTCGTCAGCAGGTGCACGACGCGACCATGCTCATGTTGGGCACCGGGGTTCGTCCCGGCGAGGCAATGGCGCTGCTGTGGCAGGATATCGACGCGAAGGCGGGCGCCTGTCACGTCTACCACAACCTCGAGGCGGCGCGAGGCCGGGAACCGCGGCGGAAGACGACCAAGACGAGGCGCGGCCAGCGGGACGTGCCCCTGCCGCCGAACCTGATCGCGATGCTGAAGGCGCACAAGGCCCGGCAATCCGAGTACAAGCTGCGGATCGGCAGATGGTCGGAGGTCGGCTACGTGTTCCCGTCGCTGGACCCGCGCCGCAACCCCGGCGGGCCATGGACGGTGCAGGCGTTCCGGCAGTCGTGGCGCAGGCTGATTGCGGGCAGCGAGTTCGCGGGGATGACGCCGTATGTTTGCCGGCACTCGTATGCGACGCGGCTGCGGGGGCTGATACCGGACGAGGAATTGTCCCGCATCCTCGGGCAGAGTTCATCCCGCGTACTGCAGTCGACGTACTCGCATGTCGACCCGCAGACGATGAATCGCGTCCGGGACATCATCGCCGCGATACTGTAGCAATCCCGACACATCGCGTCACCCAAGGCCCGCCACCGTGCGGGCCTTTCTACGTAGCGTCCTCTCCGTCCCCACTTCCGCCCGCTAGGCTGGTTGCACGGCAATCATCACAAGGGGGACCGCGTGAACATCGTCACCAAATCGGAAGTCGGCAAGATGTCCAAGGCCGAGTCCATGGCGTACATCGACGCACTGACAACCGAGGTGGACCGGCTACAGCGGAGAAGCCGCGCCCACCGTCAGAACATCCGCTCGATGTCGGCGAAGCTCGAGCTGGCGAACGCGAAGGCGGAGTGCTACACGAAGACGCCGCGGCCCGTTTGGGACGCATATCGACACGTTGAAGCCGTCCGGGCGGCGGCGCGATGAAGGTCACGTTCACGTGTGAGAAGTGCGGGCACGCAGTGTTCGTATCATCCTGGGTGCGAGCGCGGGATGGCGACGCGCTGAGGCATCTCCCGCCAAACACCGAATGCCCCAACTGCGCCAAGCTCACGTACGGACCGCTGACAGAGGAGATGGTGGCGGATGCGCTAATCGAATGCAGCCACTCCCACGATGAAGTGGAAGACGACTACTACGAGTGCGAGGCCCGCTTCGTCCTGCGCGTTCTCCGCGAAGCCAACGAGAACGATGACCTTTACAGCGGTCCGGGTGGATACAACCCTAGGTTCGTCAACTGGCGCGACCGCCTTCTCGACCTGGCGCGGCAGAAGTGACCTACGAGCTCCTGCACGGCGACTGCATCGAGGCCATGGCCGCGATGGACGCGGGCAGCGTTGACGCGGTGGTGACGGACGACCTCGGCGATCCGGGCCGATTCTACCTTCAAGGAGACCACACATGGGAAGACGACGCGAGCCTTTGCGCTTCGTGTGCAGAGCGTGCGGCTCAGACCGCGAAACGTGGAACACCGGCAACAAGGGCGTCTACTGCGACAAAGCCTGCCGTGCCGACTTCGAGCGCAAGTCCCGAGATGACGCAGGCCGATACAGGCAGGCCGGATACTGGATGCTGCGCTGGATTGAGGGCGGACGATACCACCACCAGTTCGAGCATCGGCGTGTGTGGGAAAACGCCAACGGACCCGTGCCCGCCGGATTTATCGTGCATCACATCAACGGCGACAAGGCCGACAATCGGCTCGAAAACCTGTGCCTCATGCGGGACGGCGTTCACAAGTCCCTGCATCACCTCGGGGCCAAGTACAGAACTCGAACCGCGTAGCTTCTTCTTCCGCGCCGACTACGACGAAAGCGATGTGCCCGTTGAATGACTTTCCGCACATGTGCCGCGATGGGCATCCCGAGATAGGACACTCTACTGATAGTGAGCGATGCCCGGTGTGTCTTGAGCGCGACCGCGCCGAGCAGGCCGAGGCGGATGCCCGCGGATGGGCCGACTCGTTCAAGCAGGCCGAGGCCGCACTGGACTCATTCCTCGGACCAGACGGCGGCAAGACTGTGGTGGAGTTGCGCACCACCATTGAGCGGCTCCGGTCATCCCGCGGGGTCGAGATGGTCGAAGCCGCGTACCAATGCGAAGACTGCGGCATCACTCGCCGAATCAGCGAACTAACGAGCGGCTGCCCGATCTGCGGCGAGACGATGGTTCCCGCCGCAGGTCTGCCCGTTGGATGACTTCCCCAGCATAGACCTGTCCGTGCTCACGGCGCGGCAACGCGAGGTGATTGAGATGCACTACTCATCCTGTCTGTCGTTTGCAGGCATCGCCATGTTTCTCGGGGTCAGCAAGGGCACCGTGCAGGTCCACCACGATCGGGCGCTGGCGAAACTGCTGGACGCCATGACGAAGGGTGCATCGTGATTACCTTCCTCTTCATAGTCAAGGTCATCTTCATGGTCTCCTTCTCGATTCTCCTCGTCTGGGCCATTGTGACAGCGCCATGGGAATGAGCGCCGTGTCATACGAAAGCCACTAGTAAGTAGTGGTTAACGTCGCAAACAGCACCGTACACACCTGCAAGACATGCGGAGATCGCCTGTTCCGCAGGCCGGGTCCGGGCAGATGGCCCGTGTTCTGTGATAGCCACAAGCGCGACAGTGTCCATCGTCCGTTGGTGGTCAACGAGTTCACGAACCAACTGATAGAGGACCACCGTCGCCGCGGTTGCATTGTATGTGGTCTCGTGGAGCCGCTATTCCTACTCCACCTACATCACGTAGACCCGCGGGCCAAAGAGGCGAACATCGCACTGATCCGACTGTGGCGCCCAGAGCGGGCGATGGTCGAACTGGCGAAGACGGTCCCCACATGCGCCAACCATCACGCGATTCTACACCATGAGTTGAGGCGTGATGGCGCGGGGATGACTCTGCCTCAATTGGTAGACCACATCCGGAGCAGATATCCGCAGACATTGAGGCGCATCGCCTCCCGAGTAGACGCATGATACGACACAGGCATAGCCCCACGCTTTCGCCCGCTGACAGGGCGCACCTTCGGGTCATCCACGAGGAGGCACACCTGCGTCGTGTCGAGCGTCTGTACGCGGCCGACGATTGCGAGACGGCCATGCTCGAAGAGTGCATGTGGGGCAACTCGTACCATCCGTCCAGCCCCCTGCACAATAAGTCAGACAGATGGGAGCAGTGCGAACTGACGCGCGTGAACGCGACTCGCTGCCCTGATCGCATCTGCTTCACGCTGCCGCTGAGCGCGTACGAGCAGAAGCGATGCGCCAAGTACTGCGAACTGGACGCCGAGTGATGGCCGTCGTTTGGGTCAAGCCGTTCGTCATCACATATAGGCATCGCCGCTATCGTTTCACTCACGTCGGCACCGACGTCCTCGGTCAGAACAGGACCGACTTGTCGTTGAAGTTTTGCGTCACCCGCCTCCCCTGGTGGCAGCTCTGGCGCGGCTGGTACGGACGCCGCTGATGGCATGGCGTACCAAGCCGCTGCCGCCGAACTGGGGCAGGACAAGGCGCCGCATACTGAGGCGTGACCAAGGCACGTGCTATGTGTGTCACAGTGCAGGCGCGCGCTCCGTCGATCACATCATCCCTGTGTCGCAGCAAGGCGGCGAAGAGGACAGCAACCTCGCTGCTATCCATGAGTACCCGTGTCATGCACGCAAGACCGCACTCGAGGCCAACGCAGCCAATCCCATGGCGCGGCCGAGGAAGCGGGCAGAAGAGAAGCACCCGGGAGACTTGACGTGAGCGCCTGCCCGGGTGGGGGGTCACCCCCCGCCCCTCCCGCCGCCGAGCGGGCTGGTTAGCACCGGAAATTTACTACGGGTTCACAAGTTTAGCACACCCCAGCCGACACGGCAACCAGTAGGAGGCCGACATGGCCGAGCACGGCCCCATACCTAAGCGATCCGAAGAGCGCCGTCGTGAGAACAAGCCCGAGACCCCCCTCGACAAGGTCGACGCCGTCGGCCCCGTCGCGATCCCGAAGGCGAACGCGAAGTGGCACCCCGTCGCCAAGCGCATCTACGACTCGCTCGAGTCATCCGGTCAGGCGAAGTTCTACGAGGCCTCGGATTGGTCCACCGCCTACATGCTGGCCGAGTCTCTGAGCCGTGACCTGAACCCGCAGTTCGTCGGCTTGGCTGAGAAGAAGTCGGTGACGAAGGACGGGACGCTGACCACTGAGACGAAGCCCGTCATGCAACGGCTACCGCTCAAGGGCGCGTCCCTCGCCGCATACCTCAAGGGCTTCGCTGCCCTCGGCGTCACCGAAGGCGACCGGCGCCGCATGGGAATCGAGATCGACCGCAAGCCGAAGAAGCCGGCGCTGGCCAAAGTCACCGTGATGGATGAGTACCGCGACGCCCTCGGCGGTTGAGCCGGTATGTATCGGCCCAACATGGCAACGAGGCGCGGACGGCAAGTGGCTGCTTCCTGAGCGTTCGCTCGGCTGGCAGGCCATCCAGTGGGCCGGCGAATGGCTACAGCATGAGACCGGGAAGCCGTGGCGGTACACGCCTGAGCAAGCGCGATTCCTTCTGCACTGGTACGCGGTCGATGACGCGGGCCGCTTCCTCTACCGCGACGGCGTGCTCCAACGGCTCAAGGGATGGGGCAAGGATCCTCTCGGCGCCACGCTCTGCGCATTCGAGTTCGTCGGCCCCTGCCGCATAGACCCGAGCGGCCGGACGGTCGAGGACCCGTGGCACAACAAGCACCCCGCCGGCGTGCCGCATCCGCAAGCATGGGTGCAAACCGCAGCCGTCTCGATCACGCAGACGAAGAACACCATGACGCTGTTCCCCGCCTACTTCACGAAGGCGGCGCTCAAGGAGTTCGAGATCGACCTGGGCAAGGAAATCATCTATGCCCACCACGGCGCCCAGCGCATCGAAGCGGTCACGAGCTCGCCGCGGACGATGGAGGGCGCGCGCTCGACCTTCGTCCTGCGCAACGAGACGCACCACTGGCTTGCGAGTAACGAAGGCCACGAGATGGACGCGGTGATCGACCGTAACCTGTCCAAGTCACCGGACGGCGCGGCGCGAGCCCTGTCCATCACGAACGCCTACGAGCCCGGCGAAGAGTCGGTCGCTCAGGTTGCGCGTGAGGCCTACGAGAATATCGTGCTCGGCAAGTCCGTAGACGTCGGCTTCCTGTACGACTCGCGGGAAGCCCCGCCGGAAGCGACGCTCGACCCGGAGACGTTGCCGGCGACGCTCGAGGCGATTCGCGGCGATGCGACGTGGCTCGACATCCCGCGCATCATCCAGGCGATCATGGACAAGCGGAACCCGCCCTCGCGGTCCCGCCGCTTCTGGCTCAACCAGATCGTGGCCACGGAAGACGCCTGGTGCACACCCCAGGAGTGGGACGTGCTCGCGGACAAGACGCAGAAAGTCGACGAGGGCGACCTCATCTCCCTCGGCTTCGACGGCAGCCTCACCGACGACCACTCGGCGCTCATCGGCTGCCGCGTGTCAGACGGCTACACCTTCACGCTCGGCGTGTGGGACCCGGACCACTACAAGAAGCCAGGCGAAGACCACGGCGAGGCCCCACGCGAGGCCATCGACGGCGCGGTCAGGCAGGCATTCGACCGCTACGACGTGGTCGCATTCTTCTCGGACCTGCATCCGTGGGAGTCATACGTAGACGCCTGGGCGAGAGACTTGGGCAAGGACCTCTGTGCCGCGGCCAGCACGAAGCACCGCGTCGCATGGGACATGCGGGCGCGCCAGAAGGAGTTCACCCTCGAGGGCGCCGAGCGCGTCCACAACGAGATCTGCGAACAGGTATTCAAGCACGACGGCGACGCCCGTGTCCGGCAACACGTCCACAACGCGAGGCGGCGCCCCAACGCCTGGGGCACGAGCTTCGGCAAGGAACACCGCGAGAGTCGGCGCAAGGTCGACTCCTTGGCCGCTCTGATTCTGGCGCGGCTGGCCCGGCATACGTACCTGGCGCTGCCGGAACGCAAGCAGCGACGCAAGCGGCAAAAAGCAGCCTTCTTCTAGGAGACCTATGGCGCTCAGTCAAACAGCAGCAATCGCACAGACCAAGCTCATGCTCGGCTGGCGCGCGGCCGACGCAGACCGACTTGAGCGTCTTTACGGCTACGTCCGCAACAAGCAGCGCTTCCTGTGGCTGCCGGCCGCCGCTCCGCTGGAGGTGCGCGCCATCGCCAATATGTCGCGCGTCAACGTGCTCGGCCTCGTCGTCGATTCGGTCACGCAGTCCATGTACGTCGACGGCTACCGCGCCCCGAAGACGGAGGACGAGGCCCCGGCATGGAACATCTGGCAGCGCAACCGCTTGGACGCCCGTCAGATGGGCGTGCACCGTGCCGGCGTCAGCTACGACGTCTCTTACGTCACCGTGCTCCCGGGCGATCCAGTCGCGGTCATCCGTGGCGTATCGCCGCGGAACATGACCGCGGTCTACGGCGAAGACGACGACTGGCCCATGTGGGCGCTTGAGAAGCTGCACTCTGCCGTGAAGGGCCACACCCTGTACCGCCTCTTCGATGACACGGATGTGTACTACATGAGCGCCGATTCTGGCGACTCCGTCGAGTTCGTCTCGTCAGAGGTGCACGGCCTCGGCAAAGTCCCCGTGGTGCGCTTCCTCGCCAAAGACGACTTGGACGACGAGGTTACGAGCGCCCTCGAGGACTTGATCCCGATCCAGGACCAAATCAACTTGACGACATTCGGCCTGCTCGTCGTCCAGCACTTCGGCGCATTCCCGCAGAAGTGGATCGCCGGCTGGATGGCCGAAGACAGCGCCCCCAAAGGCGCGACTGAAGCTGAGGCGAAGGTGGCCGCAGACAAGGCCAGGGTGCAGGTCGCCGCGAACAGAATCCTCACCTTCGAGTCCCCAGATACGAAGCTTGGCGAGTTCGCGGCTGCCGACTTGTCCGGCTACATCGAGTCTCGGCGAGACAGCCTACGCAACCTCGCCGCAATTTCACAGACTCCGGCCCACGCCCTGCGCGGCGAGCTCGTCAACCTCTCGGCCGAGGCACTGGCCGCAGCCGAGCAGACTGAACGCCGCAAGGTCACTGAGTACGAGACGATGTTCGGCGAGTCGTGGGAGCAGGTGCTTGGGCTAGCGGCGGAAATCGAAAACGAGGAACCGGACCCCCTCAATCAGGTCCGCTGGAAGGATACCGAGGCCCGCGCCTTCGCCGCCACCGTCGACGCGCTCGGCAAGCTGGCCACGATGCTCCAGATCCCCGTGCAGGAGTTGTGGGAGAAGGTGCCCGGCGTGACGCAGGCCGACGTCGAGCGCTGGAAGTCCGCGGCCGCGCAGGGCGACTCGTTCGCGCAACTCACCTCGATGCTCGACAGGCAGGCGGGAGCGGAAGCCCCGGCGCCTGCCGCACCGGCGGTCATGCCCGGAACCCCAGTCGCCTAATGGCCCGCACGCCGGAGGGGAAGCTGCTCACCGACCTGCACCGCCGGCAGCAACTCGCGCTGCGTGCGTCCGTCGTGCGCGACGTGATGAGGCTCTGGCCGGCGTGGCAGCCGAGTAAGCCGGATTCCTACCAGGCCTTTGAACGCGCGTTGGTACTCCTGGTGCAGTCGCGCTCCGTCCAGTCGGCGGCGCTTGCGGCTCACTACTACGAGATGTTCCGCGCCGCCGAATCCCCCGTACACCAGGCTGTACGCACGGTGTCGCTGGCGGCCGTTCGGGACGAGGAAAAGATTCGCGCGGCGATCGGGGCCACCACGAGAGGCTCGGTGTACAAGTCGCTGGCGGCCGGACAGACATACGAGACGGTGATGCGTAACGCCCTCGTGAACGTATCGGGCGCCGTTTCGCGAGATGTACTAGCCGGCGGGCGCGACACGATATTCGCCGAGGAGCGTCGCGACCCAAGGACGACGGGTGTAGCGAGAATCACGGGCGCTGCTCCATGTGCATTCTGCGCAATGCTGGCGAGCCGTGGACCGGTCTACATGAGCGCGGAGTCTGCGGGCCAGATTGAGGGTCAGGAGATGGACTGGCACAACCTCTGCGGCTGCTCAATTGAGGTCGCATACGAGGGATACGAGTGGAATGCCAGATCACTCGCGCAACGGGAGCAATGGGACGCCAGCGATGGCACGCTCAATGGCTTCCGCCAGGACATGAACAAGACGCCCGACAAGCCAGCCTAAGACTTCGGCTGCCGTCACGGTGGCCACAACCCGACACGGGAGACATTCATCATGCCAGAAGACGAGAAGACGCCGAAGCCGGACGAGAAGCAAGACGATCCGCACGGCAAAGACGACGACGCCCCGCCCGACACGGACGGAGAGCACGACTACAAGGCCGGCGAGGCGAAGTGGCGGGCGATGTCCCGCAAACACGAGGCACAGGCCAAGACCAACGCCGACGCCGCCAAGAAGCTCGCCGACATGGAAGACGCCGACAAGNCCGAACTGCAGAAGGCGACCGACAGGGCCGCCGCTGCNGAGAAGCTGGCCGCCGGCTCGGAGGCCAGGGCCACGCGGTATGAGGTCGCCGCAGAGCTCGGCATCTATGCCAAGCACCTGAAGTACCTCACCGGGTCGACCAAGGAGGAGATCGAGGAGTCCGGCAAGGGCATCCTCGACGACTTCCCGGAGGCCTACGGTCAGTCCGGCACGGACGCCGACAAGAAGACGCCGACACGGCCGAAAGAGCGGCTGCGCTCGGGCGCGGTTCCAGATGAGGAGCCCGACGAGACGGACCCGCACAAACTGGCGGCATCCGTGCCGCGCCTCTAGGAGACACAAACCATGGCTAATGTTTTCATCAAGGCGACGAAGGTCGTCTCAACCGCGCTCGGCGTCCTCCAGCGCGAGACCGTCCTGCCGCAGCTCGTGTGGCGTGACGCTGCCGGCGACTTCGCCGGCGTCAAGGACGACACCATCACCATCCGCGTGCCGGCATACACACAGGCTCGCACCCGCGTGCTGCGCACTTCAGGCCCGCTCGTGATGGACGACCTGTCCGAGACCTCCGTCGACGTGAAGCTCGACACCGATGTCTACAAGGGCATCAACGTCACCGACGAGAACCTGACGCTGGACATCAGCGACTTTAGCGCCCAGATCCTCTCGCCGATCCTGCGTGCCGTCGTCATGGGCATCGAGGACGAACTCGCAGGCACCATCTCCGATGCGACCTACGCGCTCACCGGGGCTTTCAGCGAGGCGGCTCCGCTCCACAGCGTGCTCGATGCGCGCAGGAAGCTCAACGATTGCTACGTTCCGTCTTCGGGCCGCGCACTCGTGGTCGGTTCCCATATCGAGCAGATCATCCTCGAAGACCTCGCCAGCCGTCCCGTCGCCGCTCCGGCCGAGCAGAACGCGCTCACCGACGCGACGATCTCGACGAACTACGGCGGGTTCCACGTCGTGCTGGCCAACGGCATCGCCCCTGACGAGTGCTACGCCATCCACAAGACGGCGTTCGTCCTC